TACAGTAGTTGACTGGTATGATCAACAGACTCTTGGATTAACAAACTCAACAGTTTATTGGAAGTCAATTGCAGGTAAGCCAAAGACAAACAAATATTCATTAGATAGAAACGGTAAGAACGACGGAATTCACGTTGTAGTTGTTGATGATTTAGGAGAAGTAACAGGTATCCAAGGTCAAATCCTTGAGAAGCATACAAACCTCTCTAAAGCATTAGATTCTGTTTCTGATGTTAATTCACCACAGAAGATCTGGTATGAACAATTCCTAGCAGATTATTCTGACAACGTATATGCTGGATCAAATCCAGGTGCTGCAAATGATACTTATTGGAATACTGTTCCATTAGCAACTGGATTCTCTTCAGGTTATACTGCTAATACTACTGCACAAGGTCTGTGGGGACAAAATGCACAAGGAATAACCTTTAGTGCAATTGGTAAGCAGACTTATACTTTATCTGGTGGTGTTGACTATGCTGCTGGTGGTGGAATGGGTGCTGAATTATCAGATTTGATTACTTCATATGCTAAGTTCTCTAATAAAGACGAAATAGAAGTAGATTACCTTATCACTGGTCCTGGTTGTGCTACTAAAGCAGAGTCACAGGCAAAGGCAAATTATGTAATTTCATTAGCAAATGAAAGAAAAGACTGTGTTGCAACAATCAGTCCACATAGGGCAGACGTTGTTGGTGTAACAAATGATGATACACAGACAACAAATGTTATTGATTTCTTTAGCACACTATCATCCTCATCTTATGCGGTATTTGATAGTGGTTACAAGTACATGTATGATAGGTTTAATAATAAGTTCCGTTATGTTCCAACAAACGGAGACATCGCTGGTCTAATGACTCGCACAAATATTGTTGCTTATCCTTGGTTCTCACCTGCTGGTCAGCAGCGTGGTATTATTAATAACGCAATTAAACTTGCATATAATCCAGATAAAGCACAAAGAGACAAGCTTTATCCTGCAAGAATTAATTCAGTTATTACACAACCAGGAATCGGAACACTTCTCTTCGGAGATAAGACAGGACTTGGTTATGCATCTGCATTCGATAGAATTAACGTTCGTCGTTTGTTCCTTACAATTGAGCAAGCACTTGAAAAAGCAGCAGAGGCTCAACTCTTTGAACTCAATGATGAGTTAACAAGAGCAAACTTCCGCAATATTGTGGAACCATATCTACGTGACATTGAGGCAAAGAGAGGACTCTATGGATTCCTCGTTGTTTGTGACACCACAAATAACACACCTGATGTTATCGATAATAATGAATTCCGAGCAGACATCTTCCTGAAGCCTGCGAAGTCAATTAACTACGTAACACTTACCTTTGTTGCCACCAGAACTGGTGTTAGCTTCGAGGAAGTAGTTGGTAGAGTTTAATTTCATAATCTAAATACAACAGGAGGATAACCAATCATGGCTACAAGTAGAGACAACAAATCAATCTCTCAATTTAAGTCGGCACTCATAGGTGGCGGTGCAAGACCCAATCTGTTTGAGGTAGAGTTAACCACTCTACCTGCTGGTATTGCATGGAATGCAGAGAACTTTAGATTTATGGCAAAGGCAGCAGCATTACCTGCTCAAAATATTGCTCAAATCGATGTTCCTTTTAGAGGTCGTATTTTTAAAGTTGCTGGAGACAGAACCATTGATACATGGACTGTTACCATCATTAACGATGAAAGTTTTGAGTTAAGGAATGCATTTGAACAGTGGACAGAAATAATTGCTAAGTTAGATAATAACTTAGGTGCTACTGATCCATCAGCATATATGACAAATGCAAAGGTATTCCAATTAGGTAGAGGATCAAGTAAGTCAAGTAAGGATTCAACTGGATCTCAAAATGCAGTTCTTAAAGAGTATGAATTCGTTGATATTTTCCCAACGACAATCAGTGAGATTGCATTAAGTTACGATACAGGTGACACAATCGAGGAGTTTGATGTAGAATTCCAAGTACAGTCTCTAAATCTTACTGGAACTGGATCTCCTAACGGTTGATAAATAGAAGTAAGAAAAGAACATAAATTATGGCTAAGTTATTTGGGTTCTCAATAGAGGACACCGAACCACTATCTCCATCGACGGTCTCTCCCGTTCCTCCTAATAGCGAGGACGGGAATGACTACTATATGAGTAGTGGTTTTTTTGGTCAGTCTATAGATCTCGATGGGGTATATAGAACTGAATTTGATTTGATTAAAAGGTATCGTGAAATGGCACTTCATCCTGAAGCGGATAGTGCTATTGAAGATATTGTAAACGAGGCATTAGTCTCTGATAGTAATGATACACCAGTTCAACTTGATTTGGATCACTTAAATGCCAGCGATGGTATTAAGAAAAAAATTAGAGATGAATTTAAGTATATTCTAGATTTAATGGATTTCGATAAGAAAGCCCATGAAATTTATAGAAACTGGTATGTTGATGGAAGAATTTATTATCATAAAGTGATTGACTTGAAGAAACCTCATGAAGGTCTTCAAGAAATTCGTTATATTGACGCAATGAAAATGCGTTATGTAAAGAAGCAAAAGCAAAGCAATAACGATAAGTTTAGGAATCCTTCTAGGTTAAATGATGATAATCCAATGGATTATGAGTTTCCTAAAACAGAAGAATTCTTTATTTACAATCCTAAAATTAGTTACCCAACAGGTAGCATGACAGGTGGTAATTCCGCAACTGCTGGAATTAAAATGACAAAGGATTCAGTTGCTTATGCTACAAGTGGACTAGTAAACAGAAACAACGGAACAACACTATCATATCTACATAAAGCAATTAAGTCACTCAATCAACTTAGAATGATTGAGGATAGTCTGGTTATCTACAGATTATCTCGTGCTCCAGAACGAAGAATTTTTTATATTGATGTTGGAAATCTACCGAAAGTAAAGGCAGAGCAATATCTCCGTGACGTGATGATGAGATATCGTAACAAACTTGTATACGACGCTGGCACAGGAGAGATCCGAGATGACAAAAAGTACATGGCGATGCTGGAAGATTTCTGGCTACCTCGACGAGAAGGAGGGCGTGGAACTGAAATTTCTACTCTTCCTGGAGGTCAAAACTTGGGGGAGATCACGGATATTGAGTACTTCAAAAAGAAATTATATAGGTCGCTCAATGTACCCTCATCAAGAATGGACGGAGAGGGAGGATTCAACTTGGGAAGATCCTCAGAGATATTAAGAGATGAGGTTAAATTTAGTAAGTTTGTTGGTCGTTTAAGAAAGAGATTCTCTGGTCTATTCATAGACATGTTGAGAACACAGTTATTGCTTAAGAACATTGTCACCCCAGAAGATTGGGAGATAATGAGTGAGCATATTCAGTTTGATTTCTTATACGATAATCACTTTACTGAATTAAAAGAAGCAGAACTAATGAATGAAAGATTAGGTTTGCTTGCTACTGTTGAACCTTATGTTGGTAAGTATTATTCTCAAGATTGGATTCGTCGTAGAGTATTACGTCAAACTGATGAAGAAATACTAGAGCAAGATAAGTTAATTAAGAAAGAAATTAAGGATGGTATTATTGCTGATCCAATGGCAATAGATCAAGAAATGATGTTAGACCCAGAAGGTAGTGGTGGAATGAGACCAGTTGATCCAACTCAACTTGGTGCTACTGAACCTGAACCAGATGGTGCATTAAGATCAATGGACATAGATGCTAAAGCAACAACTATGGATGCAAATATAGTTAAACCTAAAGGTGGTGAAATCTAGTGCCAATATTGCCTGATAGAAGTGGGGATAATATTTTTCAAGTAAATTTATCAGAAAGTGAGATTAGACTACTGTATAATGCAGTGGTCTTTTATCATGAAAAGAGACCTGTTTCTGGTGATAGGCCACCCAGTCAGCAAGAATCGACAAATGATTTGCTGCATATGAAACGCATTTTATTTGCAATGATTATGGAGTCAAATTTTAACTCTGCTGATAGTGTATAAATAAACTGGCGACACTATTATTTTACCATGCCTGAAATAACTAATGATTTAATGGATATGATTATTGCAGATGAATCACCATCAGCAGTAAGTGATAAGATTAAAGATATTCTTTTTGCTAAATCAGCAGAAAAAATTGATGCGGCAAAACCTGATATAGCAGGAAAAACATTTGGTCAAGAAGCGGATTCTGAAGCAGAAGTTCAAGATGCTGTTGATGATAATGCTGCTCATATTAGTGGAGAAGTTGCTGCCGAAATAGCATCAGCTGATCAGTAATTATAAATAAAGTTTATAGGACGTAAATGATTCCCGATGAAACTTATTAGAGAAGAAATAGAATCAGTAGAATTTATTACTGAAAAATTAAAAAATGGGAAGCAAAACCTTTATATTGAAGGTATCTTCTTACAAGGAAACATTAAAAACCGTAATGGTAGAATGTATCCTATGGAAACACTTCAGAAAGAAGTTAATAGATATAATGAATCCAATGTAACCACTGGTAGAGCGTTGGGTGAATTGGGTCATCCAGATGGTCCAACTGTTAACCTTGATAGAGTTTCTCATAAAATTGTTTCACTTAAAGAAAGTGGTTCTAATTTTATTGGAAAAGCAAAGATCCTAGATACACCAATGGGTCAGATTGCCAAATCTCTTATAGGAGAAGGTGTAAAATTAGGTGTTTCCTCTCGTGGTATTGGTTCATTAAAACCAACTCGTGAAGGATTTAATGTTGTTGGTGATGACTTTATGTTAGCAACAGCAGCAGATATAGTCGCTGATCCTTCAGCTCCCGATGCATTTGTTGAGGGAATTATGGAAGGTAAGGAATGG